TGTAACGCATGAATTGCGAACGACCCTTTACACTGGATGGGAAGGCATTCGGCTGCGGCCAGTGCCTTCCTTGTCGTATAAACACCCGCCGCGTATGGACGCACCGCATATTATTGGAGTGCCAGGAACATGCTGATAACGCGTTTGCTACGCTCACCTACTCTGATGAAGCCTTACCGGCTGATCTCTCTGTATCGCCCCGAGAGGTCTCTCTGTTCATTAAACGACTTAGAAAATCGTTCCCTAAAAAGATACGCTATTTCGCTTGCGGAGAATATGGAGACAACACGTTTAGGCCTCACTATCATATTGCCCTATTTGGGTTTCCACGATGCCACCGAGGAATTACTCGTCACACTAGAGACAATAAACCCTGCTGTGAAATATGTACCCTTCTTGAACGATCATGGGGATTAGGAGGTATATCATTAGGCTATCTAGAACCAAAGTCGGCTGCATATATTGCCGCTTACACTACAAAAAAGATGACAAAAATAGACGATCCAAGATTAGAGGGCAGATTGCCCGAATTCGCTCGCATGTCCCGTCGCCCTGGCATTGGTGTCGGCTTTATGCACGATGTCGCCTCAGCACTTATGGAAACTGGTCTATCGGAGAAGATGGTAGACGTACCACTCACACTACAACACGGGACAATGAAACTACCATTAGGCCGCTTTCTCCGCCGTAAACTCAGAACATTTATTGGGAAGGATGAAAAAGCACCTGAAATACTCGGCCTCTTACAAGCCGAAGAATTGCGCACTATGCGCGAAACTGCATTCAATAATTCGACGCCTTTCCGTGAAGAAATCCTTAAGGCGTCACTAGGCACTAGAATAAACATGGAAGCACGTCACAACTTAAAACGAAGGAAGGGCAATCTATGAAACGATCTAAGCACTCATTATCTAATTATAAACTCGCCTCCTTTAACATGGGCGAACTCGTCCCTCTTGGCGCTTTGGAGGTTCTCCCCGGTGACTCGATACAACATTCAACTAATGCGCTCGTCCGGGCCGCCCCACTCCTATCACCTGTTATGCACCCCGTTAACGTCCAGATCTCACACTGGTTCGTACCATACCGTCTTATATGGAACGACTTCGAAAACTTCATCACGGGAGGTCCCGATGGTCTCAACGCTTCTGTATATCCGACTATCACTTCGCCTGCAGAAGATGGCTTTACTATTGGCTCTCTCGCTGACTACCTGGGCGTGCCGCCAGGAGTCGAAGCTCTGCAAGTCTCCGCGCTGCCTTTCCGCGCTTATGCACTTATATTCAACGAATGGTTCCGCGACCAAGATCTCGTCACCCCCCTCACGATTGATTTAACAGATGGCGCAGACACTACGACGAATACGCTTCTCCAGAATGCCGCGTGGGAAAAAGACTACTTCACAACAGCTCGTCCGTGGGAGCAAAAAGGCCCTGCTATTACTGTCCCTATTGGGTCTATCGCTCCTATTGTGGGTATTGGTATTGAAGCTGGTCAAACTGCTGCTAACTCTGGCTCTATCGGCTACAACCTTACTGCACCCTATGACATTCCGGCAGGTACTCCTGTCTGGCAGTCAAATTCAGACTCAATGTATGTCGTCGCCGCATCAGCAGGCGCCGCCGGGCCATCAAATCGACCGTCGATTTTTGCTGACTTAAGTGGCGCTTCTGCTGTAACAGTAACAGCACTCCGTGAAGCACTGGCGCTTCAGCGGTATGAAGAAGCGAGAGCAAGATATGGATCACGATACACAGAATATCTCCAATACCTTGGGGTTAGAAGCTCCGACGCCCGCCTTCAAAGGCCCGAATACCTCGGAGGCGGCCGCCAGACTATCCAATTTAGCGAGGTTTTGCAGACAGCAGAAGGGGAAGACCCCGTCGGCTCGCTTAAAGGCCATGGAATATCTTCTATGCGAAGCAATCGATACCGTAGATTTTTTGAAGAACATGGTATCGTCATCACACTTGGAACTGTCCGGCCAAAAACAATGTACGCCTCCGGACTCGAACGGTTCTGGAATCGCAGAACCAAAGAAGATTTCTGGCAACAAGAACTCCAACACATCGGGCAACAGGAAATCTTAAACAAAGAGGTCTATGCTAATCATACCACTCCAAATGGCACCTTCGGTTATACGGACAGGTATGATGAATACAGACGCAAATGGTCAACAATTGCGGGCGAATTCCGGAGTATCCAGAATTTCTGGCATTTCGCCCGCATCTTCGGGAGCAATCCCGCACTCAACGCCGACTTCGTCAAATGCGTACCAACAGAAGTACCCTTCGCCGTCCCTAGCGAAAACACTATCCAAGTCATGGCGAAGCACTCAATTCAAGCTCGGCGTCTCGTCTCCAAAACTGGCACAAGCTTCATTAGGTGATCTATGGCAAAGGCAACCCCCGTATACGAAGACGTATACAAAACGACCGACATCAACAACCGGCACGATGAATTCGGCCGGGAAGTGCTCAACCCCACACCCGTTCAGCCTCCCGTGGGGTATAAAAAGCAGCCCTCGATCCTGGATACTATCAGGGAACAAATCCGGGCTCACCACCTCTCCAACATTGATATGGAGCCCGAAACAGAAGAAGAGGCGGACGACTTCGATATCGACGAAGATCCGCCGGATTATCAATCTCGCTGGGAAAATGATACGATCCCCAGCATAAAAGAAACTCGCGCCCGTCTGCGCGAGCTCGAACGTCAGGAGCGGCTATATGCCAAACCGGAGGATCCCCCGCCCGGACCGGGAAAGAAAGTCCCGGCCGAACCTCCCGCCGCTCCTGACACTGTCATGCCCACCGATTAGCCATGGCCCCCGGAGCCGCCCCCCCGAAAAGGGGCGGCCCCGCACTAGGCCATGGCCCCTGGTGGGCCCCCCTTCACTTGGCGCGGAAAAACTATCTATCGCCTTAAAACCCGCGCCCTAGGCCCCGCAGTGGGCCGCGCACACAAGCCAAACCAGTACGTCACTTGATACGTACTGGTCAGACTGACACCGGAGCCCAGCATGGCAAGGTCATCATCCACACGGCGCAGCGCGAATGGCACTCCCTCATCGCTAACCTCGTTGCTGTCGCCTAGTAATACTCCGCAGCGCACAGCGGCTCCCGTCAGTCCTCTCAATCCCTTCCTTCGTGCACAAATAGAAGCGGAGCGTAACTATGTCCTCAGTCAACTTGATCGACGAAGATACCGACCTACGTGGGTCGTCTCCCCTGGCGCTACTCCAAGAGCAGCTGGCAGACTTACTATTAATCCACTGGCAAACAAAGTACGGGCACAAAGCAAACTCCCGTTCAGAGTGTCCTTCGCTGTACCTAATAAAGTCGCAATATGCGTCCGGCGAAAAATCCGCCGAGAAGTCCTCCATGCGTTTCGCCTTACGCGTTTCTCCGGAGGATCGGGAGCACGTCGCCGCCGAAACGCTTTCTCTCGAATTCATTGTTAGGAGTACACCATGTTGGGATCACTAATCTCAGCCGGCGCGTCGATCGCCGGCGGGCTACTCGGATCAAACTCTGCCGAAAAACAGGCTAAAGCAAATGCAGCTATGCAAATGCGTTTCGCTAAGAATCAACTCCAATGGCGCGCAGAAGATGCTGAAAAAGCTGGCATCTCAAAAGTCTTCGCAATGGGCGCGCCCACTATGTCTTTCACTCCAAGTAGCGTTGGCGGTACTGATCTCGGGATTGCCGCTGCTGGTCAGGACATCGGCCGAGCAATCGACGCAGGGATGTCCCCTGGCGGAAAATCCAACGCCCTCATGCAATCCGTTCTCCTCGAGGGCGCTCAACTTGACAACGACATTAAACGTACCGAAATCGCCTCCAAGATCGCTACTCTCCGTCAAGCAGGTTCGCCCCCTGGCGTACCGAACTCGGCTACACTTCCAACTGTCCCAGGCCAAGGCAACGCTGTACAGCTCGACGGTCCTACCCTCAAACTTCAAACCCGTAGGGATATCGCTGATCCTAACGCGCCTTCCAATATCCCCGGCGAATCACCCGGGACTGCCTTCTATAGAAACCCTCAAGGGGGGCTCACGGTCTTTATTCCACCCGAAATGGCCGAAAGCTTCGAACAGGATAATTTGGGGGGTGTGGAATGGCAGCTACGTAACCGTATCCTACCCTGGATAAACAACACTCAATCAGGCCCGTCTAGGGCTGGACTTCTACCGTGGCAGGAGTACTATTTCGATAGGTCCCGTGGGGACTGGCGCATTCGGGATAGGCCCGGAGGCCGCTTTAACACCCGCTAGGAGGTCACTATGAGACGTCGCCGTGGAGGTAGACGCCGTCGCGTATTCCGCAGACTCCCTAAGAGCCTGAGACGCCGCGCCCGCGGTATCATGAGCAGACTGAAAATCGGTCACAGAATGTAACGCATGAATTGCGAACGACCCTTTACACTGGATGGGAAGGCATTCGGCTGCGGCCAGTGCCTTCCTTGTCGTATAAACACCCGCCGCGTATGGACGCACCGCATATTATTGGAGTG